CTTCTTTGCAACAGAGACAGTCTCAGTTCTAATGCCCACCTGCTTTAGCTCATTCTGAATATCAAATGATTGCCAGCGGTCAAATGAGACCATGCCTATATTGAAGCCAAGCCTGCGTAGGTTTTGAATCCACTGCTTAACTTCTGAAAGGTTGACTGGCCCCTCTACCCTTGGCTCCCACCAAGCTACCGCATCCACAACAACAATTGGTGCTACCTGGTTATAGTCTTTAAGTACCTGCAGGCTTACCCACTTGTCAACGTGGGCAATGGCTACAGCACACTTGTCGTGCTTCTGTGCAAGGTCGGCGTGAATGAAATAGGTCTTATCTGGGTCTGGCTTGAACGACTCCTCAAATCTTCTTGTGGTGTCTAAAGGATTTCTCAAGCTCATGGCTGATCTTACCTTATCCTGCTGCTTAAAGAACCTGTCAGAGGAGAAGGTGGGTACGCAAGCAAATCGCTGCATGGCGTCTCCCATGTCAGTAAAGAATGCTAGCTTGAAGTCATCAATACTTCTTGTAGGATTGACAACCCAGGTAGGACGCTTTAGGGCAAACATTCCTGGATACTTGTAACTAATGACAGTGTCCTCTTCCCACTCAATATCTAGGTAGTTACCTTCCTGATCTTCTGGCAGGTCAGGATTCATAATAAACCTATGAGTCTTTGTGACTACTTCTTTGTCTGCGATGACTGTATCGTATCTAGAAGATATGAAGTCTCCTGGATAGCGTGGGAATGATAGCAAGGCTACCTTGCCAAGGTCTGGGAAACGTGAGTCTACTGAGGCTCGGAAGGCTTTGTAGATGTTGTCAGCAGTCTTTCCCTGATCATTACCAGTTCCAATCTCGTTAGCAAATCCAGAGATCTCATCAAGTACCGCAAGGATAAGGTTAAGTCCTTCGTGAGACTCTCGTTCCGAGTGTCCAGAGTAAACCGTAATAGACTTATCAAACTCAACAGATTCTGCCTTGGGGTTGAACTTTCCAGCAAACCAAGGCGACCTCTCAATCTTGTTCTTAAAGCCTTTAAAGAATACGTTCTTCGCTTGCTGTGCGTTGATCGCAACGTTAATGATATCAATGGCATCACCAGCAGGTTTACCAAAATATCGTGCAGGATCCTTAAGACAAAGTAGCTTGTAAACAATATACGCACAGGCGACAGTTGAAGTGAAATCTTTACCAGATCCCTTACCAAGTTGAAGAATGACTTCATTCTTTGTGTACTTCTTGTAGTATTTTCTTCCATCTGTATCTCCCATTAGCTCAATTAGGTCCTCTAGCTTATAGATCTGGCTCATGGCCTCTACAATGTCATACTGGACCTGGGACAGCGGAGGCTGCCCCAAGAAGTCTTCGCCCTCAACAAATGTCTTGGCGTCTACTGGACGCTCTTCAAAATTGTCGGACTTAAGTGCTTCTAAAAAATCATCAAACATCTGTGTGCACCACTGTCAGGACTTCCTGTCCTCTAGCGACATCAGAGAGCCTTCTCATAATCTTGTCTCTAATCTCTGGGTGCTCTGCAGCAATGTCCTGAAGGATGCCCTTCAAAATATCCTGCCTACGCTCAATCTCAACCATTTCTTCTGCAAGCTCCTTGTTCTCAAGAAGTCCTGCTTTCTGCAGCATGTCAATACGCTTGGACTCAAGGTCCATGACTAGCTTAATGCCAGAAGTCTTTGCAGTCAGGTTTGCTGTGGTGGTTGCATCATCAATTACCTCGTATGCCTTTTGGATAAGCTTTGAGTAGTGAGTGTCTGCACCAACTAGAGCCTCCTTGGCACGAGCACGGATGGCAGCATTATCTGCAGCCATGACTCGCCACTCATTGATATATGCAATAACCTTTTGACGAGGCATAGCCAGCTCTTTAGAGATTTGTGTAGGCTCGTTTCCTGCCAAATACTTTTCTACAACCTTGTTTACTTCATCAAGGTGATCTACTGTTAAGTCCTCAAACGATGACACGTTTTGCTCTCCTGCCCTTGTTAGGAATTCTCTTAATTCTTTCAGTCTTGAATGACCTGAACACAGATGTCATACCAGACATAACCTCAAAGCAGTCCACCCACTGAGCACCAGTATCTGTATTGGTTACGAATGAGTGAAACTTAAACTTGCCACCGTGTTCTCCACGAACCTTAAAGTAGTCCCCCTGCTTAATCTCGAATCCATCAAGCATAACGGACTGTTCTCTTGAAAACTTCTTTGCCATCTCTGACATTACATACTTTGGTTTACGAGCCATTAGCTATTCTCCGTGTTTCTTCCTGAAATAAGTTTACTACATTCTGTGCAAATTGTATAGGTAATTCCTGTGTATGGGCAAGCGGACTCTCTAGTCTTATTATGCCTGCAGGTCACTGACTTAATCAGGCCAATGCCCTTTTTATAAAAATGTTTTAGATATCTCATCGCCTGGACTTTCTTAGACCGAACTTAGCAAGATAGACATAGATAGTCTCTATGCTAACTCCACACTCTTTAGCAATCTGCTCTGGAGTTCTCTTGTCAAACACGTAACGCTTCTTGAGCCATAGCTCACTTGTATACAATTTTACCATGATACCCCTGATCTGTCAATCTTCTGCCAGTTGTGGGTTGCGTAGTGACCAATGCCAATTGCATCTGCGACGTCATCATCCGTAACCTCTTTATCATAGTATACATTAACAAACTTAATGGTTCTTTGCTTACGGATCTCACGAGACTTGTTCTGGTACCAATTCTTAGACTTACCTGGGAAGTCAGTCATCAGATCCTGCTTTTCCTTTGTTGTAAGCTTATTGTTGTTTATGAAGCTCTGCCAAGTAATTGGATTAATTGATCCAGCAGTTGTGATTCCAGCTAATGCTGCTGCCCCCAGTAGTCCGCCCTGCACCAAGGCTAGGTCAGACGCCGTCTTTGGACTATTTATAAAAACAGTGTGCTCAATAACAATGGCATCTACATCAAAGTTTTTCATGAATGGTAGGGTCTTCCTTGCTGCATCCCCAACCCTTTGGTAAACGGTTGAACCCTCAAACTTTATCTTTCCAAAAGTCTTTAGCTCAATTCCAGAAAACAGGGCAAAAGCCAGGCTGTTTGTGCTGGCGTCAATGGCTAGGATGTTTTTAGGCTGATTGACTAGGAATAAGCTATTCGTCATTTGACAGCTCCCGTAATTCTTTCAATGCTTGCTTAACTTCTTTAGGATCAACTATGCAGTTCTGACAAAGTACTTCGTCATTGTATATGGAGAGACTTGACTGACAAGATCTACACTTCCTAATCTTGCCAGCTCTTTTACTACGCCTTGTTACCTGATACCGCTCTGAAATTTTTTCCCTTGTTGCCAGCTCACGGCAATTTGGTGAGCAGTAAACTTGGTAGGAAACTGCTGGCAGGAATACTACGTCGCAGTGATTACATCGCTTGTTTTTCATCTAGTGTCTCCAAAGAGTTAAGTTTTATCTCTCCAGATCCAGCTTTGTCGCAAGCGTCACGAATCGGACACGTCTTACAAATCTTTGAGTTAGACCGATAGTTCTTGGTAGGCAAAGTCTTGTTCTCCCAAGCTGCCCGAACCTGTCTCATCCACTCAAATGCGTTCTCTACCCACTTATACATGTACTCATTTATTTCAATTGGAAATATTAAGAGCTCATGGTTGTTCTTGTTTTCATAAATAAGGACTGACTTGCCCTTGTTTAGAATCTTCATGTAAATCAAAATCTGCACTAAGTGCCCAGCCTTTGGCCTACCTGAAATCTTACGATATTCAAATGCCTCGTGAGGCATGGTCTTGATTTCTCCAAGGAGTTCCTGGTCGTCCCAGTTAAGCATTACGTCACCGAAACCAAAGATTGGTGGATCGCTGTATGTAATCTTAAACTCAGAGTCAACCAGGAATCCTGGAACATTACCCATGGCTTCCTGAATACGCTCGTGGGACTTTGTCCCAGCAGTCATATTAGCAGCACCATAAGCATCTGCGTTGTCAGAGAATGTTGCACCCTCAAAGGCTAGATACCAGTATCTTGGGCATTCTCCGTGAGAGAAGGCAATTGTACTTGGAGCAAATGTTTTCTTTTGAGTAAACTTGTCCACACGATTAACAGTATAGCCAGAGTTAATCTTCTGAATCAGTGCGTCACGGTCAATAAAAGAAGGCTTGACTGCTGCATAGCTGTTTTCTGCCTTTTCCATCACTTGCTTTAAAAAGTTTTTTGCCATAATATATTTATCGAACGATGTACTTTAGTGCTGACACAAGATCTGAAATAGCCTCATGTGCAGTGAAGTAAATGTTCTTCTTCTCCCGATTCCCTTTTTCAACGTTTACCATCCAAGTGGCCTTGAATGCCATCTTGGCTGCGATTGCCTGTAGACGAACGATCTCCACAGTTGCAACGTTAATTGGAATGTCTGGTCTAACGATTAGCTTGGCAATAAAGGTTAGTGCCTGAGTAAGCTCTTCGTCTTCCATAAAGTCTGCAATCTCTGCTAGACCATTAATCATTTCAATAGTTGTCTTGTCTGTTTTTGTTGATTGTTCCATCGTTTAATTATACCACGGCTTCCGTGTCTACGATAGTCTCTGTTGAAGAAATCGCCTGCTTTTCTTTTGCAGTTGCTCGTCCAGCACCAACAAACCAAGGCAGCAGCTTTTCGTATAGATCAACAAGAAGGTTTACGTCCTGGATCTGATACTTCTTCATCTCTGCCCATGCCTTCTCGTCGCCATCCATGCACTTAATCCAGAGGCTGAATCCAGAGTGCTTTACCTTGGCACCAACACCAAGCTTTTGGGCGACATAGTCAAGCTTGTTCGATGGGAACAGGAAGTTTGCCTTTGTAACACTCATAAGGTCAAGGTCCTTGACTGGTGACGGTGGTGTCATTCCATTCTCCAAGAACTCACGGTTAATGTGCTTGTGGTCAAACGCTGCTGAGTTCCATCCGACAAGAAGATCTGCCTCGCTCATAAGCTTGTGTAGCTCTTCTAGCATGGCCTGCTTGCCATCGTGGTGGACAGACTTGAAGATAACCTTCTTCTCCCCTAGCCATCGTGCACCAAAACAAAGCATCTCAGTACTCTTAATGATCTGGTCAATACTAATGTTCTGGTCCCATAGTCCCCAAGCATATACCTGCATTGGAGTTGTTTCAATATCTAGTAGTAGTATTTTCATAATTATTCCTCAATTAGTTGCTCTAGTAGAGATAGCTCTATTATTGCAAGTCTAGTCTTTATATTTCCTTCTCCCAGAACCACGATGATTGCTGGGTCATTTTTGTTTTTCATTGCATCTGTTACTGCTTTTGCCCAGGAATCCTGGTTGATGGTAAAGCCTTTTGGAT